GCGACAAGCGGCATGTCTTCGGGTGAACTTGCAGTTTCGACGGCGAACACCACGAACACCCTCAACCTCCGCATCATTGGCTTCGAAAACTCGCCAGCCAACGATGATGCAGCGGCCGCTGGGCGTCTGGCTATCGTCATGATCAACAACCACTTCTACCGTTACAATGCGAACGGTACGGGTGCGGGCGTCTGATCGGAGGCTATGACAGATGGCTATTACACGTTCCCAACTCCTCAAAGAACTGGAACCAGGCCTTAACGCCTTGTTCGGTCTTGAGTACGACCGCTACGACAACGAGCATGCTGAAATCTTCGACACCGAATCTTCGGATCGTGCGTTTGAAGAAGAAGTCATGCTCTCGGGTTTCGGTCAGGCTCCGGTCAAGGGTGAAGGCGCTGCCGTCTCCTACGACACGGCTGGTGAAGCTTGGACGGCTCGCTATACCCATGAGACGATTGCTCTCGCATTCGCCATCACGGAAGAAGCTGTCGAAGACAACCTCTACGACCGTCTCTCGGCTCGCTACACCCGCGCTCTTGCTCGCTCCATGGCGAACACGAAGCAGGTCAAGGCGGCTTCGGTGCTCAACAACGCCTTCAACTCGTCCTACAAGGGCGGTGACGGCACTGAGCTTTGCGGCACCCACTCGACGGTTGGTGGCGGCAACGTCGTCAACGAGCCGGCCACTCCGGCCGACTTGAACGAAACGTCGCTTGAGCAGGCGCTCATCGACATTTCGGCTTTCGTTGACGAACGCGGTCTGAAGATTGCCCTCCGCGGCATGAAGCTGATCGTTCCCCCGGCGCTCCAGTTCACCGCTGAGCGCATTCTCGTCTCGGATCTCCGCGTCGGTACTGCCGACAACGACATCAACGCGATGAAGAATATGGGCATGCTGCCGCAGGGCTACACGGTCAACCACTTCCTGACCGATCCGGATGCTTGGTTCATCAAGACGGATGCTCCGAACGGCATGAAACACTTCGTCCGTTCGCCGATCAAGACGGCAATGGAAGGCGACTTCGAAACGGGCAACGTGCGCTACAAGGCGCGTGAGCGTTACTCGTTCGGCTGGTCGGACTTCCGCGCCATCTACGGCTCGGAAGGCGCGGCCTAATAAGCCAGACCAAGGAGGCCCCGCTTCGGCGGGGCCTTTCTTTTACACGCCAGATATGGCACAGTTTCTTACCGGGTAATCCGGCCCTGTAGACCGTCCCGGCGGACTCTGCACAGACTACTGGGCCTCATCGTGCAGGAGTTGAAGCAATGGCTTCCACCACTTTTTCGGGTCCAGTTACCTCCCAGAACGGTTTCATTGGTAGCGTTACTGGTAACGTGACCGGCAACGTGACCGGCAACCTGACCGTCCCCGTCGCCACCGTCGCTGCTGCTGGTTCGGCTCAAGGCGATGCTGCGGCCATCACGGCTGGCTTCACCTATGTCACAGGCGCTGACGATGCCAAGGGCGTTCGTCTTCCGGCGGCTGTTGCGGGCACCGTTGTGATCATCAAGGTCGGCCCCGGCGCAGATCTCAAGGTCTACCCGGCGACGGGCGACAAGATCAACGATGGTTCGGCTAACGCTGCTATCACGGTCGTTGACGATGTCTGCTTCATGATCATCGCCAAGGACGCCACGGATTGGTACACGCTGCCGCTCCTGCCGTCGTAATCCTCCGTTAACACAGGAGGCCTGAGATGGCTGACGCAGTAACTTCGCAAACCTTGTTTGACGGCACTCAACGTGCCGTCTTCAAGTTCACTAATATATCCGATGGAACGGGAGAAAGCGGCGTCGTGAAGATCGACGTGTCCGCGCTCAAATCTTTTCAGGGCGCAGCTTGCACGGGCGTGTCGATCCAAAAGATCGATGTCATCACGGCGGGCATGGGCCTCAATATGTTGTGGGATGCAACGACAGACGTTGTGGCCATGACATTCGGGGAAGCCGATTTCGTTTCGTTAGACTTCTCCCGGTTTGGTGGAATCACCAACAATGCCGGTACAGGCAAGACCGGGGATCTTCTCTTCACGACAGTCGGCGCCGCAAGCGGCGACCGGTACACCGTCGTGATAGAGGTCCTCAAGTCTTACGGGTGATGAACCATGGCGGCACCGTCTTCTACAACGAAGGCCGGCAAGAATGAGCCCTTCGAGCTACAAGTAGCTCGGGGGCAAATCTCTTGGCACCGGTCCATAATCGTCTTTGGGTACAACGCGGACGTTGATACATCCGTTGAAACCGTGTGGCCGCATGGCGGTATCCTGGATTTTCCAAGCACGGCGATTCAGCTTTCTGTCAGTTCAGGCAGCGCCAACGACACGGCCAACGGGACAGGCGCTCGCACTGTCTATCTCGAAGGTCTTGATGCGAATCACAATGTTATTAGCGAAACCGTGACTCTCAACGGTCAGACGGCCGTTACGACCACGAAGTCGTACCTTCACGTCAATAACTGCTACGTGATGACCGCCGGGTCAGGCAACTCTGCCGCCGGTACGATCTACTTCGGGACGGGCCTTGTTACGGCGGGCGTCCCGGCCACCGTCTACGATGTCATCCAGTTTGATTACAATTCTCGTATCACGGGAAGTTACACTGTTCCGGCTGGCTACACGGCATACGTGTCCCAAGGTTTGTTTTCATCAGGACAATCGTCCGGAACTGGTCCCGTAACGGGGCGTCTGATGACGCGCGGGACGAACAACATCCGCCTTACTTCTGCGGTCACTACCGTAAACAACAATGCCGCAGATTACGTTTTTGAATATCCTGTGGTCATCCCAGAAAAAACAACCGTCGAAGCCCAAGCGGTGGGTACGGGCAATAACAATGCCTGCTCCTCCATGTTCATTCTTGTCCTCATCAAGAACGATGCGGGGACGCCCTGATGGCCAAGGCATCTGACATCAAGCGCACAGGCAAGGGGATCACCTACCGGGGTGTGACCTACGCGGGCTTTAACAAGCCGCGGGCCAGCACGAATCCCAAGAAGAAAAAGATGGTCCTTGCCAAGAAGGGCGACGAGGTAAAGGTCGTTCACTTCGGCGATGCCAGCATGGGCCACAACTATTCTGCCGAAGCGCGTAAGAATTATCTTGCTCGTAGTGCAGGTATCAAAGGCAAGGACGACAAGTTCTCTGCCAATTACTGGGCTCGCAAAGTCCTCTGGGCTGGACCGGGCGGATCTAAGAAGGCCCCTCCTGGTGGGAGTAGGTTCAAATGATGGCGAGCATTGAATTTATTTGGAACACCCTCCTGACCCTTATCGTCGCTCCGGCGGCATGGGCGCTTGTTCACTTGAACACCAAGCAGGAGCGGTTGACGACAACTCTTTCCGATACTCGTGAGGAAATCGCGAAGAATTATGTTACAAAGGTGGATCTGCACAACGACCTGAACCGCATCATGCAGCGGTTTGATCGTCTTGAAGAGAAGATCGACCGCATCACAGGAGCCCGGTAATGAAGAAGATTGGCATGAAGCGCATGGTCGGTGCTCGCAAGCGCGGCGCCCCGATGCCCAAGACGATGGCTGCACCGAAGGCGATGAAGCCTGCGGAGATGGAAGGCCAAGTTCCCCCAATGGCTGGCCCGATGCCGCAAGGCATGCCCGGTATGAAGAAGGGCGGCGCGGTTAAAAAGATGGCCAAGGGCGGAGCAATCATGGGCACGGGCAAGACTCCTGCCGCAGCTCGCTCAGACTACGAAAAGAAGATGAAGGCCGCGGGTAAAAAGCCCCTGCCTGCCGCCAAGGCCCCGAAGGCCGGCCTCGGCATCATGATCATTCTCGGTAAGAAGAAGGGTAAGTAAGATGCCGCGCGTAAAACCTTCTGTTGCAAACTCCGTTGTCCCAGAGTCAATTCAAGACATGATGGGTCAGCGCGTCTCTAAGGCAGATCGTGCGGCTCTTGAAGGCATGATGGAGGATGCACGTCCCCGTATGCGCTCTGAGTCCACCCAGATGGCCCGTGCCGAACGTGAGTATCGGGATGCTTATGAAGACGCTCGTCCTTCGTACAACCTGGTAAAGAACATCTCCGATCTCATGACGGGCCGCGCGGCCGATCAGGCAGAACGCCTTGGTCGTGCTCGTTACGGCATGACGGAAGCGGAAAAGCAAACCGG